GGTTTGCAGAGGACAGATGGCAACAAAACCACCAAACTTGGGAAGAGTTTTGGGTAGAATGTGAAAAAATTAAAGGAAATCTATGAGCAAAAACAAAAAACAAGCTGACCGCGATTTAGAGCATTTTTTAGACGGTCAAAAATCAGCGATGGAGTTTGTGCACGAGGAGCTGTTTCAAGAATTAGTGGAGGTACAAGAAACAATAGCAAAAGCTCTCACAATACTTGGTGATGCAAAACAGTTTTTAGAGCGAAAAACTCGGTTTCATGCGCTTAACGACTTTAACGTGCTGAAATAACAGCAGGATTAAATAGGTACAAAATAGCCTATTTAAATCTGTTAACAAAAAACTAGGAGAAATATGAGCAAAGAATTAACAACAACAAACGACATGGAGATGCTTACAGCGCTCCGAAACACGATAGCGCCAGGGCTAACAGATGGGGAATTTTTGCTGTTTGCCGAGGTGTGCAAAGCAACCGGACTAAATCCAATAACTAAAGAAATTTGGCCGATTAAAGTCAATGGCAGGTTGCAGCCTATGACGGGAATAAATGGGTTTTTACGCATTGCCAACAGTCACCAACAATTTGACGGTATGGAAGTGTCGTTTGAGTGGGATGGTAAGGCGCTTGTTAGCTGTACTGTAAGGGTACACCGCAAGGATAGAAAGTTTCCAAGTGTAGCGACTGCCTATTGGAGCGAATACAGCAAGCCAAGTCCGGTGTGGAAGCAAATGCCCACGGTGATGCTTTCGAAGTGTGCGAAAAGTTTGGCCATCCGTGAGGCTTTTATTCAGGAGCTGGGAGGTTTGTACACGGCTGAAGAAATGCCGTCATCGTTTGCAGCACCCATCCCACAGGCCCCTGAAGGCATGGAGACGGTAGTTAGCAGTAAGACAGGGGAAGTACTAGGGTTTAAGGCCGAAAACGTCACTATAGAAGGTTTAGAGCCTATAAAGGTGCCTGAGAAGGCAAATACCAGGCGAATACCTACTTATTACGATATTGGCCGCATGGATGAGGCAAAGAAGGCTAAAGCAGCAGCCTACTTGCGCGACTGTGAGGCCAAGCACGTTTATGGGGATGTGTACCGATCACCTATTAGACTAGACAGATTAACGGATTATGTAACAGAGGATGTAGTAGATGCACACGAAAGTTAAACGAAACTGGTTCAAGGAGCGGGCTGACGCAGTTCGGTCAACAGCAGTACGAGAAGGATACCAGCGCTATACCAGCTATTTCGATACCCAGCTTCTTAACTGGGTAAAGGAAGAGGCTAGGCGGCGTGATATGTGGGTCACTGATGTAATAGGGGAGGCATTAAATGAGTACAAGAAACGTGCTGATAGACGTCAAGGAAAGGCTGGCGATAGCAGTAAGTAGTTTAGGTAATGAACACCACCTCTCAGACTGGGAGCGGGGGCAAGTTGATGGCCTATACTGGGCCAAGCAAATAATCGATGAGATGTTAGAGATGGAAGAAGAAAAAACCCCGCTAGCCGGTGAGAGCTAACGGGGCCAACTAGGAGGCACCATGAAACTGGTGCTTACCTAGTAGATTAACAGATGGAGGGTAGCAGTGTCTAGGAGCGCTGTTAAGTTTGGAATTGTTTTAGATCAAGTAGTAAACAGAATAAGGAGAAATATGAGCAAGCCAGTACAAGATTTTAAGCATAAAGGACTATCAGTAGCAGTATGGCCTACCCGTAACGGAGGCTACAGCTACAGCATACAGAAGCGATACAAGGATAAGCAGACTGGAGAGTGGCGAGAGACTAAAAGCCTGTTTAAAGAGGAAGCAGAGGCGCTTATAGAGCTATTAAAGCAAGCACTAGCCTACGGTGGGACACGCGAAGAGCACGAGCACGAGGGCATCCCTTCAGGCCAGGGCAAGCCAGGGCCAAAAGTGGCATACGAGCTAACAGAAGAAGAGTTGAATGACTTGCCGTGGTAGGAGGGATTATGAAAACACCTGAAGAGATGTTTTACGAGTGGCGGCAAGCATTTCATGAAAACTTGTATGAGCGTTTAACCGAAGGAGAGCCAATTGAGAGTTTAAGCAAAGAGGTTTTTCTCGCTGGCTACAAGGCTGCACAGCAAGAGTACGAAGCTAAAATTCAAGAGCTAGAAACACAGCTAGAGAACTGGCAGCACAATGCAGTGCATGGAGATGAAGGATTATGAGTAAAACACCTGAAGAGATGGCAGAGGAGTATATCCGCTATGAGAATGAATCAGCTTATTGGACTAAACACGCTTTCCTCGCTGGCTACAAGGCTGCACAAGACCAATTCCGCAGCACCACGGGGGAAGCTGGTGACAAATTGACACCGACTGATTGGATCAGCGTTAAGGATAGGCTGCCGGAGATAAACAAAGGATTTATAGGTTTTGCTGAAAACAAAGAAGTTTGTAATTGCTATCGATATCCAGACCACTCTAAAGACGGTCGCCCTATTTTCTATGCACAAACTAAAACAGGACTTTTAATTTGCGGATTAGAAAGCATATCCCATTGGATGCCGCTACCTGAACCGCCGAAGGAGGAGAAATGAGCGAAGAACGGAACGAGCCTAAATACTGCAATACCGATGATTTATGGCGGTGGATACAGAATCAAGGAAGAAGAATAGAGAACCAATTAAAGGACTCTAAGGATTACAACGCAGAAGGTGTTAGCGCTATGCTGTTAGGCCGTCGAGAGATGCTTCTTTTGCTTTGCGATTGGCTAACGCAAAATGAAGTTAAGATGGAAGAAAAGAAATGAGCAACGATAAAAAGAAAGAAGCTATGCCTATTACAGATACAATTCTAGCAATTATAGGCGGGGGTCATCCTAATTGGATTGTTGGTCCACTGGATGAGGTTGAGCGAATAGCTAAAGAGAACGGCATTGATGTAAAGGACTTGAATATAACGCCAGTTAGCAAGTTGGAGGAAAAGTGAAATACTCTCTTGTAGGCGAACTTCCACGCCACATTTACTGCTACGTTGATAGCACCTATACGCACAAGGAGCCGCAGGGCTTTATCCCTTGCGTATGGTTTGGCTTAGTGTCCTACCCTGGCCGTGTGTGGGGATGCACTATAATGCTGGAATCAGGAGCCATTTACCGGAACGTGCCAGCAATGGCAATTGCGTTTAGGCCAGAGCCAGCATTGCTTTGGTCAGCTTATGAGGCACAAACCTGGGACTGCTACGGAGAAGAGTTCACCCTGCTAGAGTATAATTACCTATCCGGCCTACAGTGTAACGCTAAGACTAAACGAGGTGCTTTTATAGGCGAATACCTGTTTACCGCTGCACCTATTGGTGATGGCTTCTCAGCAGTACCAGAACAAGCAAAGGAGTTCTGCTTTATTAAGCTGGACATAGGCCGTTTAACAGTACAGCCAACAGATAAAGTAGTTTTTAGTGAGCCTAGCTTTACTAAAGGCGAGCTAGAGTTTCCTAGAGGATTAGCTAGGCAGGATTATATCTTTAGTACGGAGAAATAATGTTTGGAGATGGCAAGATAATTTTTATTGATGAAACTGATTGGAAAGCTGAGTACGAGAAGTTTTGTAAAGAATCGGCAGACTGCGATAAGGAGTTTGCAGAGTACAACCTACAACGGGATCAGCGCATATTTGATGCTTTTAAAGGTTCCGCAGAGGAACTGGCTTTATTTAAACAGGGATTTCAGGCAGCAAAACAGCAATACAACAGCACCGTACAAACACGTTCAAACTTGCTGCGAGATGAAAAGTTTTTCTTACGCAAGAAAACTAAAGAGTTAATACAGGCAGAGCAAAAGATAAAAGATTTGGTGGCTGAATGTAAGTTGTATAGCGACAACTTGCGTGAAATAGAGTCGCATAAGCTAACAAAATGTGTGCGGTTTTTACAGTCGTTTGGCAACCGAGTTAAGTATAAGCTAAGAGATATTTACTATGGTGGAAAACACTTTTTAAGAGCATTTTTACCAAAACAATATGATACTCGCAGCCCATTATACCAAACTTTAAAAAGGCATTTGAATGAACAGGAGACGGAAAAGTAATGGTAAACTCAAGGGCAAAAGGGGCGGCAGGAGAGCGAGAACTAGCAAACAAGCTAAAGGAGTACGGCTTCCAGGCTAGGCGAACACAGCAGTTCTGCGGCAAGGCTGGGGACTCTGATGTAACCTGCACCGAATTGGCGTCATACCACATCGAATGTAAACGGGTGCAGAATCTCAACGTGGATAAAGCTATTGACCAAGCTACGAGAGATTGTGGCGACAATACTCCAGTTGTGATACATAGAAAGAATAATCGACCCTGGCTAGTCACTATGT